GGGAGTTTGGTCTACAGTCTGTTTATTTACCGTTATCTTCTCTTTTCCGAATCATGCCTCTTACTTTTTATAGTACCATCTTCCTGTATAGGGTGTAAGTCGTCACTGATGGTTCGTATAAATAATTTTACGCGTTTTTGCTGTATTTTTTAAGGCGCAAGATTTATATAATTCCGATAATTGTGGTATACTGTAGGAAAAAATTTTCGTAACACATCAGTTCACCATGTATTACAGAAAAGAGGTTATATTTCAAATGAAAAAGCAAAGCAAAGTAACCAGTCAGTCTGCCATGCTGCAGCAAAACACAAGATCAACCTATCAGATACTGATCATCAGCATCGTTATGCTGATCCTGTTCATCGGATCCAACATGTATCTGAGCCGGATCAATTCCCAGCAGCTGGAAGCTACCATGTATCTGAACCAGTATCGTCTGGGTTCCAAGACGCTGACCGCTGCCGTACAGTCTTACGCAGTCACCGGAGACCAGACCTACTATGACAATTATATGAAGGAATTAAACGAGGACAAAAATCGTGACATTGCCTGGGAAGGTCTTCAGAAAGACGGTCTGACCGACAATGAATGGGCACTGTTAAACCATATTGCTGAAATGTCCAACGGTCTGGTTCCTCTGGAAGAAGAAGCCATGGATAAGGCCGGTTCCGGAGATACACAAGCAGCTATTTCTTATGTATTTGGTGAGGAATATGAATCTACCGTACAGGAGATCACTGCAACCACAGATAATTGTATCAATGATATCCAGGCACGTATGGCTCAGAAGCAAAATACTCTGAATCTGATAATGATCACTACCATGGTGATTTTCATTCTCTGCTTCCTGACCATTGCCCGCAAGATTGTCACCACACTGACCTTTGCAAAACAGGAACTGCTGATTCCCATTGTAAAAGTATCCGAGCAGATGAAAGTACTTGCGCAGGGACATTTTGACAGCCGTCTGGATCTGCCGGAGGATGACAGTGAAGTCGGCATCATGGTGCAGGCCGTTCATTTCATGAACGACAACTTTACCAAGATGATCACCGAGATTTCCGAGATCTTAGGTCAGATGGGTCAGGGCAATTACCGTGTAGAGCCTACGGAAGAATATGTCGGTGACTTTGTACAGATCAAGGATTCCATGGTGAAGATCATTGCCGATATGAAGAAGACACTGTCCACCATTCAGGTCAGCGCACAGGAGATCGATGGTGGTTCCGAGCAGCTGGCACAGGCAGCTACCGATCTGGCAGAAGGCTGTACCGCACAGGCCTCCAAGATTTCCGAAGCATCCCAGATGATCGACGCTATGGCAAAGAGTATTGAAGAAAAAGCCAGAGTTGCACAGGAGACCGCAGATATCTCCAAGCAGTCCGCACAGACGGTTGCTGATGGCAATGCCAAGATGCAGGAACTGAAAGTCGCAATCGGTGAGATCAGTAAATGTTCCGAGGAGATTCGTTCTATCATTCAGGTCATTGAGGATATCGCTTCCCAGACCAACCTCCTGTCACTGAATGCCTCCATCGAGGCTGCCCGTGCCGGAGAAGCAGGCCGCGGATTTGCTGTCGTAGCCGAGCAGGTCAAGAATCTGGCAGAACAGTCCACCGAGGCTGCCGGAGAGACCACAAAGCTGATCGAGAGCACCATCGATGCTGTCAACAAGGGAATCGCCATTGCAGAAGAAACCGAAGCCAGCATGGATCAGGTAATGGAAGAAGCCGAGGCTTCTACCAAGCGTATGGTTGATATGGCACAGGCCCTTCAGGCTGAAGTGTCCAGCGTCCAGCAGATCGATGAAAACATCGCTCATGTGGCCGGAATCGTGGACAACAACTCCGCATCTTCTCAGGAGACCGCCGCTGTCAGCGAAGAACAGTCCGCGCAGGTACATACTATGTTACAGCTGATGCATCAGTTCCAGATCTAGTTTTCAGAATGATAAAGCCTGAGTGCTTCTAAAGAAGCCTCAGGCTCAGACTGTAGACAAAGCTCCTTCCTGTGAGGGAGCTTTTCTTGTGTCATGACTGCAAAAATTATGTACTTACAAGCATATAAGAAGTAGTGAAAATGCCGTATTTACGGGACTTTTCACTACTTTTTTGGTATAATGAAAGTATCAAAATAAAGGCGGTGTTTCCTATGATGACACAGAATGCAGATAAGAAAAGAGAACAGATTCAGATGTTCTGCATGGATGACCTTGTTCCGCAGGATCATCTGCTGCGCCTGATTGACCAGGCAATCGACTGGAGTTTTATCTATGATCTTGTGATCGATAAATACAGTGCAGACAATGGCCGCCCCAGCATGGATCCGGTCATGCTCATTAAAATTCCATTCATCCAGTATCTGTACGGCATCCGAAGCATGCGCCAGACAGTAAAAGAAATCGAAGTCAATGTCGCATACCGATGGTTCCTCGGTCTGGAAATGATGGACAAGGTTCCCCATTTCTCTACGTTTGGAAAGAATTATACCAGACGCTTTAAGGATACTGATCTTTTTGAACAGATCTTTTCCCGTATCCTGCAGGAATGCTATAAATACAGACTGATTGATCCTTCCGAGGTCTTCGTGGATGCCACCCATGTAAAAGCACGGGCAAACAGCAAAAAGATGCGGAAACGGATTGCAGATGAGGAAGCACTGTTCTTCGAAGAGCAGTTAAAGAAGGAAATCAATGAAGACCGGGAAGCGCATGGGAAAAAGCCTCTGAAAGAAAAGAAGGAAGATCCCAAAGATCCCCCCTCCTGTGGTGGCAGCTCTGATGGAAAAGAAGAAAAAACGGTCAAGGAAAGTACAACGGATCCGGAAAGCGGATGGTTCCGAAAGGGTGAACATAAAAATGTTTTTGCGTATTCCGTGCAGACAGCCTGTGACAAAAACGGATGGATTCTGGGTTATAGTGTAAATCCCGGCAATCAGCATGACAGCCGGACATTTAAATCCCTGTATGATAAGATAAAAGACATTGGCATTCAGACACTGGTAGCCGATGCAGGATACAAAACACCAGCGATAGCAAAGTTACTTCTGGATGATGGTATCACACCGCTTCTACCGTATAAACGCCCCATGACCAAAGATGTTTTTTTCAAAAAAGCCGAGTATGTGTATGATGAATATTTTGACTGCTATGTATGCCCGAATGATCAGGTGCTGGCTTATCATACGACGAACCGTTCCGGATACCGGGAATACAAGAGCTGCGGAATCGTCTGTGAAGGATGTCCATATCTGAAGCAGTGCACAGAAAGCAGGGATCATGTGAAGGTAGTGACCCGGCATATCTGGGAGCCGTACATGGAAAAGTGTGAGGATATCCGGCATACGATTGGGATGAAGGAAGTGTATGCGCAACGGAAAGAGACCGTAGAACGCCTCTTCGGAACAGCAAAAGAAAACCACGGATTACGCTATACACAGATGATAGGAAAAGCCCGGATGGAAATGAAAGTCGGGCTTACGTTTGCCTGCATGAATCTGAAAAAACTGGCAAAGATGATAGCCAGGAAGGGAAAAAGGGGAACCCAAAAGTGTTTATTATTGATCAAGTACACACTTTTTGAACCCAAAACAAGAAAAACGCTTCTGGAGTGCTGACCAAAAGCGTTTTGTCTACAGTCTGAGAGGGGCGCAAGCCCCTCTAAACTTTTACACCATAATTGTTCCTGAACCAATCTACAGAATCATCAAACGGAAGCCATCTGTTTTTTATAAAATCATCATAGCCATGATAAATAAATACTTCGTCATTACAAAATTGCTTGATAGTATTAAACCGCCTACAAAAAGCATTCCAGGTACCAGTATCATCAGACTGGACTGTCTTATATAACTGATCAAAGGGAATATTACTGGTAAAATAGATTCGTGTGAAGCAGGCTTGTTTATTATTATATCTACATGGCAGCTCTAATGGGTAAATGTCCAGCCATTTAAGCAACACATTGATATCAAAGTCACACGCGCGGAAATCATCGAATAAAATCACATCTTGACCTTTATAACCATCCCAAGGGTTTCGACTGTCAGTAATGCGATAAACTTTATCGTATCCACCATATAAGGCATACACACCCGATGTCTTACCCGTTCCGGGATCGCCATACCAATATTCAACTTGAATATCACGCACCTTATTTTTAAATTCTTCATACCTCAAAATCTCCCGGCATCGTTCCACCTTTTCAAGCTGTAGCATATAGTTGGGGTTATCTTCAAGGATCTCATAATTACTTTTACCGTCCTTAATCATATCATACAAAGCAATCAGATCAGAACGCTGCCCTTGTCTTTCATCAGGTACCATGCCGGATTCTTCAAAAGTGTTTTTAAGGTTCGTTTCTTCTTTACTAGAACCTTTGTACTTTCCCTCTTTACGGATATAGTCACGGGCTTGCTGCATTGTACCCCGGAGATTATCCAACTGGGAACCGGGCGGAAACATCTTCTGCAAAGTGCTGAACCGAAGAGCACCGCCCCGGTAAATAATGATATGCGTATGTAAAGTGTGCTTCTCATTGCCAATCTCATCGCACATAGCCCAATAGTCCAATGAGCGGATAGAAGTAAGCACTTCTTTGATTTTATCATGTGTAAAACCCTTATCCAGTGGATTATTAATGGTTATCATCCACTTACGTGATCTTGAATCAGATTTGTCACCCATGTGCTTCTCCTTTTGTCACAGAAGTTGTCTTGTCACAGCCATTTGTCACAACTTTGTCACAACAAAAAACGTAATAAATATCATGATTAGACCCACTATGTCACATGTCACAGAAGTTGCCTAGGGGTAATACTGGCCCTAGGCAACGGCCTTGACGGCAGGAACCCGGCTGCCCTGGACCCTGCGCCCAAGGGCGTGCCCCGCTTCGCTTGCGGGCACTGCCCCTGTTCGTAGGCTACCATGGCGCCCCCTACCGTAAAGGCTGAATTGCACGTTGCCAATCATTAAACACGGTTACATAATTCATTCTGTATTTCATCAATTTCTTCATCAACGTGTTTCAAATGATTCGACAGACAGGAAATATTATTCGAGTTGATGTCCTCAATGGAATTAAATCGGTCTATAGAAACACGCAACAAGGAAATATCTTCGTACACGTCTTCCAGATCCTGTTCCCTTTCACGGACACGGCATAACATATAAGTCACAACAATCACAGTAGCGCAGATAACCAAAACAATAGCAAGAGCCATACTCACACCTACTTTCTCAGCTTTTTGCTGGCACGTTTCAATTTACGTGACGGATTTACAATACCGTCAATATTCACAGGGTTATTCCGCTGCAGATCAAGGATCTGTTCTTCAGTTAACATGTCACCTTCCTTGCATGACTTCGTAAGATTACCAACGCATGCCAGGGTATCATAAGCATTAAAAGCAGCATCCTTGATAAACCAACCGAAACGCCTTTTGGGTTTGATCAGCGTAGGATCAGATGCATTTTCAAGGTCAAAAGCATCAAACTGCTCATGCACCATAATTCGCCACACCTTGTTGCAGGTATAGACATAACTGGTCACCTGACGGAGCAGAGCATCCACATGGTTAAACCTCTGGGATGTATAGATCAAACTGATATGATGATGTCTGCAGGTAAGTAAAGTGTTAAGAAACAGAGGATCAATATTACTCTTGAAACTCCGGGAATTAAGCTGCACCGAAAATTCATCACCCAGCACAATGGTACAGGTCAAAGTATCATTCTTTTCATCCACGGCACGCATACGGTCAGCAACAGCCACGATCTGAGCCATAGATACAAAATCCTCATAAGGGATAGACAGGGATACATTAGAGATAATATGTATCTTCTGGGTAACCCACTTCTTACGGTTAAAATCATAAATTTTCTTGTCATTGTACCGCTTATACAAAGTAACGACCCAGTGTACAGCTGACAAAGTTTTACCTTTGCCAAACAAACCCACAAAAGCGGAAATCGTACCAGTAACGCATTCATTCCACCGATGGAAACGGAAATACTTATACAGATCAATTACACCATACCGCACGGTACTGATCGGATGCGTCACAATGACACGGACACAGACCGACATAATGCAGGCAAACACAATAATTATCAATGCAAGTGTCAACATTCAGAATCACCTCCCCAACTTCAGACAGTTGGAAGCAATAGAGCTGATAGTTTCCAACACCAAAGTAAACACGATCAGTCCCACAATCACTTCCGGTGTAAACTCATTTGACCCGTTACAGATATAATTAATTATGTTTTCCATTCTTCATTATCTCCTTTGCATAACGACAACTATTAACCAGGTAACACATTTTGCACCGCTGGATATCATCCCCGGCACGGATCACACGACAACCAATAAGATCATGACAATGGTTATCTTCATTGATGCAGGATCCTTTTAAACAGCAAGTAAAATCTGCGCATGGACTCATCTGTCTAACACATCCTTTCTGCCATCCAGGTTTCGGCCAGTCATGTTAGCAACAGCAATTTTGATTCTCTTGATAGCCCAAAAAGAGAGCAGCAGAAAAATTATAGTGTCC